ATTAGTAGCATTTGGTGGTTGGCTATTAGAATGCGCTGTTTTTGCGTAATAATTTACGTTGTTATATTTTGCTATGTCGCCTACCGTATAGTTTGTAGCACCGCTCCATGCTGCACCATCGCTATAAAATAAAGTTTGTCCTTGTGTATGAAATCTAAAATAGGTATTACCCATTTCAATAACCATAGTTTGAACAGTATTAAAAGTAAATGACAACAATCTTGTAGCTTTTGTACTGTCTTTTACTTCTCTAACAAATGCAAACCCCGGTCTGTTTTCGGCTGGCCCTTGTGGTTTAGCTATAAAATTACGCATTGTAGCTGCGCCCTGTTGATATTTTGCATCATCTATACGCCCAAACATTTCTGGTGATAGTTCACCTGCGGAAAATGCTTTTGAAAATGTGCGTGTAGTTGGCATTGTTTATCTCCCAGATGTCCAAGGTACAATATGTTCTATCGTAATATCTCTTTGTAAATTGTCTGCCTGTTTTGCACTTGCTAAATATCCTTGCATCATTTCTATACTGCGTTTTGCTTCTGCCATACCTTGATCACCTTTAATTATTGGCCCTGCAAGCATTGACGCTAAATGCCAAGATAATGTATTAACAAATAAAGGTGGAAATAAAGATGGGTCAGTTATAAAAGCTTGATACCTTAACATTGCGTTTTCTTGGTTTGTATAAATATATGATCCTTCTATTGCAAATTGTTGTGGTGTATATTGTCCAGCAACTATTGTTGGCGCATAATTAGATGTTATGCCACCGGGTGTATCGCCAGCAGACATTCTTGTAGCGTAATCGTTTTGCGCTGTAGGAGAAATTATTGCAACAGCAGACATCATGTCAGCAGGTGCTATGTATGCATAATCCCATTGATCTAACGTATTGGTAGTTAAAGCTAAATTTCCACGTTTAGATGCAAAACTCCATGTATGCATTGCTAACAAACTATTTCGTGCAATTGGATAAAACCGTGCAGCTTTTTCTGCTTGTGCTGATCCTTCTGGTGGGGATAGCGTAGCTATTGTTGCATCATCACCCAAATTAGCTAGGGCAAGGTTGCAAATATCTACTTCAGTTGCCATGTCATCTCCTAAAAAAAGAGGAGGTTAGCAGTAATCTACTAG